ACTTTCTTAAAGTCCAATGTAAATAACCGTTTTATAAAACTTTTTTTATTTTTATACTATCTTATTTTATATATATACAAATACTATGTATTATTAAAATCTAAAGATACACTTATTGTATCTTTGCCTATAGTATAATATACTTTAGTAAGGTTGTTGTATTGTATACTGTCATTATATACAGTATCTCTTAGTATAGTCTATATTATATTCTACCCCCTTACCCCCTTATTCTTCTTAACGTATATCTACTAAGTTTGAGTTGCAGCTGTATTTACAGCATTTTGTTTAATACCTATTTTATTTCGTACACTATCTAATTTGTTTAATAGTGAATCATTACTGTATTGTAACTAAGATATATCTAATTTTAGGACACCTTTTTCGTTAGTATAACTACTAACCGCATCATAATACGCTTCGATATTGTTATTAGCTATTTCAAGGCCCTATGACAGCTTTTTATTCTAGTTGTGCATAACTACACCATAAGAGATAGTTAACGCGATCACAAGGCCTAAAATAGTCTTAGAAACAATACTTTTATGGCTATTTAGCCACTGCAGTATCGTTATTAAATCCATTTTCTTTGCTCATTAAAAAATTTCTTATTTCTCCAAATTTTACATTTATGTATGTAGTTACTCCGAATATACTACCAGCGTATATTAATGTCTATGATACATACCATAAAACTCCACTTGAAATATTATACTTGTTTAAGAAAAAGGAAAGAAATGTAAGTACTATACCACTTAACAGCGATATCGTCGCTGTACCATATTGTATAGACTCTTTAATTTGTCTTGTCATATTACTTCTAATTCAATTTTTTCTTTTTTGCAAGCATCTTCTATAATCGGGTATAGTTTATTAACAGTTTCTCTAGAATTTAAAACTTTACCTATTTCTTTATTCTATCCAACGATGATACAACCTTCTGTATCTTCTGCTGTATTACCAGAATGGATTAATACACCATCAAACGAATTAACGTTTAATAACCTAGGTGTATATTTACCAAATCTTGGAGAATAAGTCCACACTACTTCATATGTACCATATGGAATAGCAGTCTTTCCTTTTATTTTAACTTCTCCGTCGTCAAAAACGCCATCTTTATTTAAATCTCTTACTTTATCTTCAATAGTATCACAAAAATACTAACCGTCGATATAAAGTTTACCTATTGTATACGTGTCTTGTAAAGCAACACGTTTTAATGTTATCTTCATAACTGAATATTTATAGATTATATATTTACAGAATTTATTCGTCTGCTATAGTTATATTAACTGAATTATTATAATATAAACACGGTATTGAAATCTAATATGATGTTGAATTATAAAACTGCGACGTTTTGTCAACTCCATTTATCATAATAGAAACACTAGTTGGTATTTTATTACCAGCTAACGTATATGCAGACGATGATGCAATTACTCCATATTTATACGTACTATTTGTATTAGTAATAGAAGATCCTTTTATTATATTATATGCTATTGGTACATCTGGCATTATATTTATAGTAATTGTAGATGTAAACGAAGTTCCTGTGATTGTAATAGTATATGATTTCTATTCAGTAACATTCGTCAATGATGTAATTTTTCCAGTAGTAGTATCAAATTTAATTATATCACTCGGAGCATTAGTAGACAATGTAATATTGGTACTACTTGTCCAAGTTTTAATACTATTATCTGAATATATAACATCTATTTTATAATATGTTCCAATAGCATCTATATCATTAATAGAAATGCTCTACAATGCAGGTAAATATAATATAGAGTTTGAAGATACTCCAGTTGGGGTAATTGAATTTGTATTAATCACAATTTCTCCAGATTGTCCAGTTGTGTCGTCTACTAGATTGAATATATCTCCTTTGTCTAAAGTATATGTTCTAAAATTATTATAATTCCATCCTGGTGTATATACAGTAATTACAATAACTAATTTATATGTACCAAGTTTGATCTAGTCCTATGCTGGAAAATAACACTCTATCATATTCTATCCGTACAATACTCTAGATGGTGCGATATAATCTGTTGGCCCGAATTTAAACTATTTTGAACATGTACCAAAACCGTTATATGATGGAAATAAATGGTAATCGTTTGCTGGACAATACTATGCATTATTAAACGCATATGTATTATACGGCATTGGATAATTATATCTAGGTATACCAGATAAACAAATATCATATTCAGTAGGAGTATAATATTGTGGGTATCCTGGATTTATTTCATCAACATACTATGTTTCAGTAGTTCTGACGATATAACACTTTAACTATTTTATATTAGTTTGATCATATATACCAAGTTCACTAATACTAGTCTATATGCGTATATCATTTCCTATTTTTACATTAGTCATATTAATTTATATTAAACAAAAAAGCTGAGATGGGATAAACACCCACCCCAGCTTAGTTGTAGTTAATTTTTAATTATTAGGCTACAAATGCAGCAAGTGCTGTATTTAAAGTAGCCAATTGACCAGAAATACCATAAATCTCAACCGTTTGTTTCGTGTTGCGATTAATATCATCAGCTGCATGATACATATTCTCAAACTCGAGAGTAATGCCATCATAAGTGTTTGAAAGGTTTGTCTGAACATCCGGCTTAATAATCGGCCAAGTTCCCTGACCATGATTCAGGATTCCTTCATAACCAACTGAAAGAATTTCACGATCGCGTACTAGTTTAGAATTTAATGGATTGCGAACTCCTGGAGTTTTATCAATAACAACACCTGTTGGGAAATACTTATTCCTAGAAGCAAATGCTGCAGCAGAAGGATCTGTATAATACACATTGACATTAAACCTAACAACTGCGTCAAGATTAATTGTGTCAATGTTGTTATTATCATCATATTCCATTGCTACTAACGTAACCTTACCAGTACCGTTTGACGTAGCAACAACTCTTGCACGTTTATATTCTTTATTGATCATAGCAGCAACATTGTCTCCAATTTTACCTATCGTATCACCAATCTTAGTAACATATTCATAAGACTCTGTCCACTTGCGAAAACGTGTTGGAAGATCCTTATAAGTAATACGTATAATAAGGCGTTTACCGCCATCATTAAACTTGTCTAAAATACTAGGATCAAGATGTGTGAAATCTACAGAAACTGTTTCAGGAGCATCTGCGTGTGCACTATGAGCAATTACATTACTATAATGCTTAATATTATCCTTTTTGATCTCATTGGACCATTTGATAATTGGAACATACTCTATTGCTTTTGTACTAGGATTAATCCTAATAGTGTTTTTGCTAGTAACGAGTCCTATCTTAATCGTATTAGCTCCAGTAATAGCATAAAGATTTGCAGCATCTGGATCACAATTCATAAAAATGAATTTTCCAGCATCAACTGATGCAATTGTACTATTAGCAGCCATTGCTGGTTGTGCAGTAAGAATTACTGGGTTTTCAGCAGTGCCAGTAAAATTACTAACCAGTACTGTATTTACATATGTAATCATATTTTAATTAATTTTTTCTACTCACCCTTTTAATAACACAAGACCTAACTTGCCGGGCTTTCCACGTTAAAATTATTCTTGAGTACTTACTTCCTAAGTAATAGTTTTATAACGTACATTTTCAGTATTCTCTAAATACATCTATGCAGCTATTTTAATTATTTCAGGAATTGTTATATCATCAAAATCCGCGTACTCATAAAACGGATTATCGAGATTTAATTTATTAGGTTCTCTCAGATAACCAAGTGTATAATTATCAATTATATATTTTTTATCTGTTAACAATTTACACCCATTGACAGTACGAATTCTAATTGGTCTAGCCTATTTATAATTATAATGAAAATCGGTTAAACTATTAGTTATTCTATACATAAAACTGTCAGAAGTACATTCAAATATACTAGTATTAGTTTTATTACTGTCAGAAGTATCAGCAATTATTACATCTTCATTTAATGAAAATAAAAAATCTGTAGGATAAGTTAATGTATATGAAGTATATAATGGGTTACTGGCATCAGTAATAAAATCAGATGCGGTCCAGTTAGTTTCTTTATATAAGTTTATCAAATCGTTTCTTCGTTTTTCATTTTGTTCATAAGACGTTCTATGAATAAAATCTCCATTAAAACGCTCTTTTACAAATTTAGATATTGCCTAATTTAACCAATATAGAGAATCGTCTGTATTTGGTTTTGTAATAGCATTATTAATTTGACCTATTTCAGTCTCAAATGCTGCAAGTATATTAATATATTTCATTCGCCATCCTATTTTTTAGATCCTTTATTTGAAGAAGATCCAGATTGTAATTTAAATTTATACTATTGAATATACAAATCTACAGCTCCATCGACAAGTTCTTTAAAACATATATATGGTAATTCACACGTACTATGAACAGCTCCGATATCTAAATCAGAATCATTATAATTCAATACATTAAAATCATAAGGTTTGCAATAATACACTAAATCTAATCCGATTATTTGGGTATACTTATCGTGTATAATTTTAATATACGGGGCATCTTTAGAGATACTTTCCAATACAACTAACGGTTTTCTTAATATGCCGTTGTTATTATATACAGATATAATTATATTATTTGCCTCTTCCTACTTTATTACAACATTTGGTAAAAACTAATCCGTAGATTGTACGGTATCACTTTTATATGTTTTATTAACTATTGAGGTGCTTCTTACATATAAATAATAGTCTGCTGGCAATGTTAACATTGTAGCGCAATCTTCGCTTTCTATATTATTGATAATATTAGAATTAGACAATTTTTTATGTCTAATTAAAGTTTTTATAGAATCTTGCACTTTTTTATACTCTCTAGAATCTGACTATAACTAACCTATTGCTAAGTATAAACCTTTAACATATTTATCCTAAAAATCATTAAGCATAGAATAAATAACATCAGTATCTAATTTCCAGTTTATCTAAAATTCTGGATAAATCTCATAAAGTCTTCTTTCAAACTCTATTCCTAATTGTCTAGTCTATTCTTGTGTCATGATTCAAGGGATTTTGTTTGAATTTCTGCGGTGAGTCTACTAGATTCAACTATCTTTGTAGACATTATTATTGCTAGATTTATTAACTCTTCTACTACTGTATCTGATAATTCAAATATAGTGTCGCTAGTTTGATCGACATCATCACTAAATTTTTCAGGTTTTTTTACATATGTAAAAGACATTTGTAAAGTTCCTGGGTTTTTTAGATATTGAAAACTATCTATTAATAAATGCATATCCTCACCTTCTAAATAGCATACTGGATTTTTAATCCATGGCAAATTAGTAGATGTGTTTTTAAATCTGTCAGCTGCGGTATGAGATATTAATGAAACTGGCGTAAAAGTATGGTCTTTGCCATCTGCTCCTACGTTCGTTCCGATTATTTTTAAATAACCGTTTATATAATATAAAATATCTGTAGGCAGAGGAAGTACATACATATTACTAACATTTGCATCTGTATCATGTGTAGTACTAATAGTTGTTTCTAACAATGGCCTAATATCTTCAATTGCTTTAGTATCACCTTCAAAAGCTACCTATCTGGAATTGTTTCCTGTTAATTTTTGAGCTATTAAAGCTAAGTATGCTTTGTCTAATACTGTTGCAATTTCTTTTTGCGTTAGCGACGGATATGACGAAGTGACATTTGCTTTGTCATATTCAATCATAAACTTAATATAAATATCACTATGCTTCATATGTCGTATAAAATTATTTATTCTGAGTTTCGTTTATAATCGAAAGCTTCAAATCTTGGTTTTTCTTAGGATCCAGATATGCAACAGCATCTTCTAATGAGTCTGCAAACATTTCAGAACCATAATAATATTGAGTGCGCTCTTTTCTGATTACACCTTTTGCTATTGCCTCTTCGATAATAAATTCTGTATCTTTAGTTTTATTATCTATCCATTTCTAGAAAAACTTTTTAGGTTGTTTATCAACTAGTGAAAATAATGTAGATTCAACTAATTCATTAGACATAGATTGAGAACTAACTCCAAATAGTCTAAGACATTTGCGCATCTAGTCAAGTGAAAGTTTATCAAACTCTTTAACCGCATCTCTACGTAGTTTATTAGTCTTATTTTGCTCTACTGCTTCTGCTTCACGATTTATTAATAAATAATCCTTGCCTGCATCAAATTTGTCTAATGATGTAGCTACCCGTTTATGTCCGGATAGGAATTTAATAATCATCGCCTATCTTGGAATACTATCATCGAGTAATAATACCTTTGAACCTATTTTTACAGAAAATGTTGTCCAAAAATCACTATTCTTCGATAAATGACCTTCTCCATAACCTAAAGCTTGTTCATAATATTTTTCATCTTCTGGAGTTAATCCAGTGTATATCGACCCAGACCTAGTAAAATAAGGTGCTATGTAATCATAACAAGACCTATATTTAATCAAACCTGCCCAGGGATTTTTTTTCTTAATTTTTAATTCAACTACCATAATTATTAGTTAGTATGTTGTGATGTCGTACACTGGGTAGATTAACTACCCAGCTCGACCATCATCAATTTGTTTATTTTCACGCACCAATTGTTGCGTCACCATCATTTGAAACCTCAGAATCATCAGCATCGCAGTATAAGATACCACAAGCCAACGGGTTACGAACCATAATACCTTCTTCACCTAAGAAGTGGATCTGATAACCATCACGGCTATTAGAACGAAGTGTATTAATTGAGTTAGAATATCCCTGAGGAGTTACAGAACCACCAGTACACCATTGTACAAATTCGCGACCTTTGCGACAAACTTTAACAATATTAGACTGGCCATCACGTGTACCAAGATCAACAAACATGAACGTGTATGACATCAATGGTTTACCTGTAAGAGGATGCAATTGACGGAACTGTTCCATATTATCGAACAACGGACAACGTTTAAGAGTAAGTTCAATACCATTAGTCATCTTATAAGTAGTAAATTGGCCACCGAGAGTCAATTCCTGACCAGTACCTGTGATAAATTTAGTATCAATAAGATTAAATCCGGCTACCTTCTCTTTTAAAATACGGTCAAATTCACGAATACCCATTTCACCAGTAAGTGCCATGAATTTACGTTCATTAGTACCGAGAATATTATAACAAAGATCGAACAGATAATCTTCAAGAAGTTCTGCTGTCAATGTAGTATAATAACGTACATTTGCAGGAGAAATCTGCTCAAATAAACCTGCGCTGATTGCTACAGGACGACCATTAGTACCCTTATTTGCATAAGTACCATCTGCATTACGATTTGAATGCGAGAATAGTAACTGATATTCCTCACGTTTCTTCCACTCACGAAGAGCTTTCCAATACTGATAATCAGACCACAGATAAGACTGTTTGCCAGTTTCAGGATCGGTTAATGCGATTGCAAGTACTGTAGAATAGGCATCACCAGTAATATCATACTCAAGACGCATTGTCATAAGGTTATTACGCATCTTAAACGGAGTCTGATAATTCAGAATATCTGCCTCATCACTATACTCTTCATATGCTGAACCAATACGACTAACTTGACGACCCGGAAGCAAGAACTGTCCAGGAATATATGCTCCAGCAAAACCTTCAGCTACATAGCACTCGTATACCCAAGAACTGCCATCCTGATAAGGAACACCGTTCACACGTACTTGAAATTTAAAATCATCAAATGAAAGAATTGCACCTGGACCAAACCATCTCTCTTCAAGAGCAATATAGATAGGTGTGCCATTCAAACCTGGTGTTTGTGTAGCATAATTAGCAGAAGAAACTTCTACATTTCCACTCTTTGCCCAACGAATATTCACTGCATGATCTGAATCAATTTGTACAGACCATTCATATTCACGGTTTTCAATAATCATTGTTTTTCCAAGTCCACCGGTAATCATATCGATTGCGGTAGAAACGCCGTCATCCTTTGTACCAAATACAAGAGAAAGAAGACCAGCTACCTCATGAGGTTTAGTCAGCAAAGCGTTAGAAATCATGTTTTCATCTACAAGATCAGAGAACCTACGGCCCCTATAAAGTTGAAGATTGTTAAGTAAATTATTATTCATATTATTTTATAAAATTATTAGCATTAGAACATACCATTTAGTAGATCTGTTGCTGTTTTATGTTTATCTTCGGCATTATACGCTGTATGATTTTTAGCCTAGTGTCGAAGTAATTTTCTAAGTTTTTCTGTAGCGGATGTTTCGCCAGTTCGTTTGGCTCCATTAACAAGGGCGTCTCCCTTCATTGTAAAGTATGCGGATTCGATTAGATTCTTAGTTAAATTTTGATTAAATTCTTTTTGATACTACGATACTCCAGATTGATCAACTTTAAATATATAATCATATAAAGCTTTTCTATCTTCTTTTGGAACTGAAATTCCTCTAATATCATTCAATCCGTTTATATTTTTTGTAACATCTTCAAAAAATACCTATTGCTGTTCATATTGCTATTTAGCAAGTTGTTCTTGCTATCTAGTATTTTCCTCTAACTCGTGTTGTTTGATTTCTTTTAATCTACTAAGTGCATCTTCAGATTCTTCATATAACATATCAGCATCTTGATATCTACTGATTTTATTTTGAATTTGTTCATCTGTATAACCATTGTATCTTAAAAGTTCTTTGATAACATTCTGTTGATTATCTTCTTTTTCAAGATCAATATCATCAATTTTTAAATTCTATTGCTGTACGGAATAAAAATCTTCAAATTTACCACCGTTTTTAACATACTCGTCTAGTTGCTATATTTTTTCATCAGCATACTGCGGTATAGAATTTTCATTAACTACATTGCTTAAATATTTAGTTAGATCATCAACAGTTAAAGGTTTTTCGTCTTCGTTAATGTCTGCCATATTCCAGCCAAGTGACTCACCAACAGCATCAAACAAAGCACTAACTTGTTTTGCTTCAGTTACTTGTTCTTTTGATAATCCGTCCGTTAAATCATCATCGTCGTCTGCATTATCAATAGACTCATCTGGTTCATCTACTTGCTGTAATTTTTTATCGTCTGGAACATCATCATCTTGGCCTTTACCAGTAATGATTTTATCCGCGTTATCGCCCTCAGCACCTTCTATTTCTATTGCTGGATCTTCAATTTCATCAATATTGTCCTCAGCAGGTTTGTCGAAAATAGGGTCATCGAGATTGTCTACTTCTGTAGCACCTTCTGAATTACCATAAATGTTATTTAAAACATTATCAAAACCTGATGGATTCTATGTTTTCTTTTTTACCATAATTATAATTATGTTTAATATTTAAATATTTGTTTATCGCTTTTCAGCGATTATATTTTAGTGGTTCCATTTTGCACTTTGCTTAGCAAAATTTGCCTTTTTGCGCATTACGGAACTATATTTTCCTTTTGGTGCACTAAGTACCTTATTAGCAAACTCCTAAACACCCATTTTGTGTTTATTTGCTGCTCGTGTAAATGTACCCTCTTTAGATTTAGCTATATGTATTCCCTTATCTTTGCCTCTTGCAAATCCAGGAACCTACGGTATATTCAACATTGGTTGATCGTTATATAAATTATATAACGTTTGTGTTATTGGAGGTAACTACATAATAGGTATTCTAGGCTGCTACTGTTTAACATTTGGATACATAGACTACATCTATGTAGGCTATTGCATAATCATCGGCTGCTAAGGAGTATTTACTCTAGGTATCTGGTTATTAATAGCTGGCATTGCTACCCTAGTATTATCAACTTGTTGAATAGAAGGAGATTGTATCATCTTATTTAATGCATTCATATCATCATCCCATTTATACTATTTGTATATACGTTCAGCGACCGTTCTCCTAGCTATATCTTTTTGGCCCATTGCACCTTCAAAATATCTTTGCCATCCTGTAGACGCATCAGCAGCATTCTTATACTATGTTGATCTAAATTTCTAAGATACTCCTGTGTTTAACCACTTACCAACAGTAGATTTAGTTTCTGGTAAAGTTCCATTTGCTACATCAGCAGCAAATCTCATTTGTTCTTCTGGACCATATCCGCCATAATGTTTAGTAACATACTAAACATATTTAGGTTGTAATTGCCACAAACCTCTATGTGCACCACTAGCCTATGCTGAATCTGAATTATATTCACTTTCTATTCCCGCATTTGCAGTAAGTGCTGCAGCAATATACGGATCTTTTATTCCATATCTTTTAAGCCCATTATAAATTGCCTATTCTGATAATATTTTAGGTCCATTAGTACCATTGGCGTATCCTGGTAAAACATCTTTACCATCCTTCCAATCCATTTTCTAATTCTACATTAGATCACTATAAGAAGGCGGTTTAATGTTCATATTTGTAGACAAATTTTTATTTTTTACCATATCTAAAACTTTAGTTGGTAATATACCATTTTCATCTATACCCTTTATTATTTTCTGAAACTTGGACATACTATGTTCCGGCGCTTTACCATCGTTAAGTAAATAGTAATGTGTAAATGGAATTTCATTTACAACATCAAATGGTTTAGATGTGGTAAAATCTCCAACTTCAAACTTAGCAAAACGATCATT